TACGAGAATTGATGGCTGCAGGATTACTGATTTGCCTAAGAATAGAAGTGCCCTCTGAAAACCCCTGATCCTTAATGGGAGTAGGCTCTCTTAGGACATCACTATTGTGAGCGGTTTCTTGGAATTTAAGACCAGCCTCAGCAGCCTTCTTTTGTTTAGGGGTTTGGACTTCTACGTTTTTCGACTGACGTCTACCTTTAATTTTCATTTTTTAATCCGTACTCTGCTATGATGAATTCTTTGATAAAATCGCTTCTAACAATATCTCCAACACCAAATTCGATGAAGTCGATTGTCTTAATCTTCCTTAGAATTTCGAGGAGTTTATTCAGACCAGTTTCTTCTTTAAACCTTTCAGAAGAAAGGTCGTCTTGCTCTAGATCACCATTGATAATGAAACGGCTATTATCACCGATACGGGTGACTACCGATCTTATCTCTTGGTAAGACATATTCTGAGCTTCTTCGATAATAATCACAGCATCATCGATAGTCAGACCACGAATAAAGCTTGTAGGCATAAACTCTATAACCTTCATCTGCTTTAGGATTTCGTAGGCATCACCTCTACCAAAGAGTTGAGAACAAAGACCGACGTAAGGTGCCTCATAGTTCTTCATCTTTTCCGATGCAGACCCGGGCATAAAACCAATATCTCTAGTAGGAACAGCAGAACGGACGATAACGACTTTCTTTTGTTTTCCACTCATAACCGCCTTAAGGGCTAGATAGAGGGCAACAAAACTCTTACCTGTACCGGGTAGTCCATGCAGGGTAAGATGTTGACCTTTTTCCCAACCCTTAAAAGCCAGATTTTGATTCTCAGTCTTAGGTTTGACTGTGATAATGGAAAGAGATGCAGGTTTAACTTCATTAGAAGTTTGAGTAGTCTTACGTCTAGTTTTTTGCTTCAACAAACACCTCTTAGTATCCGAAGATTTTATCTGCTGGTTGATATGTATCTCTAGGCTTCATTCCCCAATCGAGAGAGTTGGTAGCCTTAGGACGGGACATAATGCCATAACGAAGGGCATCGTAAGTGTGATCATTAGGGTAGCGATCATCAATATCGTCACCACCGTCAGGATCAGCAGGGATGGAAGGGAGATCAGCAATAAGCTGTCTACAGGTATTAAAGATGATAATCCCTGGTCTTACTTCTCCATCGTCATGCTCGATAACTTTCAGGAGTTCATGTAACCTGTTCTTACCAGCTACGCGAGAACCTTGACCGCGGTCAGAAGGTCTCCAACGACAACCATAAGCAATCATTTCCTCGGCAATACTAGGGCCATTATGACCCCTGTTGTGCCACACAGAAGAATCCAGCATACCATAAGAAACGTTTTCTCCTGCTTCTAGTTCAAGGATTTTGTTTGCCATAGTAACGGCAGTCATTCCTTTTTCGTAGAGTTCACGGTAGACGTATAACGTATTATAAGTCGGATCAATTGCAAACCAAAGGACAGCAGCAGGACTAGTATAACCATAATCAGCGCCTCTAAAGCGACGCCAAGTATGAGGGATATCAAATGGATCACAGGTATGAAGTTTGGGAGAAAATTCTGCAAAGGCTGCCCCTTCCATAATGGACCAATCACCTTCGAGAAGTTTTCTACGTTGTGCCTCAGGGAGACCCTGAAGAGATCGTTCATACGCGCCGTCTTCATACAGGTAAGGATTGTCCTTCAAGAGTGCAGGAATAAACCTTCTCTTAAATAGTGGCTTTCCCCGTTTGTATTGGTCTTCATGATTCTCTGGGAATCTGAGGATTTCACCTGTTTCAATATCGGTAGCCCAGAATGACTTTCCAGGTACAGCAGGATCAACGAACATCTTTTTAACCCAGTGGTGGCCAGGACCACCGGGGTTCGTAGTTGCCCTCATGCAAAGATGTTTCTTGAGTTGAGGATCGGAAGTACGCAGACGAGACTTCAAGTACAACCAAGCAAATGGTGTAGCGTACTGAGTAAGCTCGTCAACTCCAATCCATGTGAATGCCTGACCTTGATAACGCATGACGTCATCGTCTCTTTCGAGATAGGTCATCCAGAACTTAGCCCCAGAAGGAAAGACCCACATAGAGTCTTTGTCTCTCCACTTGGCTCCGGGGAAGGCTTTAGGGTAAATCTTTTGAGATTCCCATTTGAGTTCTCGAAGCTCGTCGTTCGTGCGACGCAACAACAAACCAACAAAGTTGGGGTTGTTAAAGTACCTCATAGGGTCAGCAAGCATAGCATAGGACTTACCTCCACCAGCGGCTCCGCCGTAGAGAACCTCCTCTTCGGAGGCAGACAAGAAATCACTCTGAGGCCCAGGATTAGGCTTAAAGACCCAATTGACTTCCTTAGGTACTGGCGGCAGGGAGTTGAAAGTAGGTGCCTTCCGTTCCTTAGGTACTGGCGGCTGGTCCCACTCATCTTTAGGAATGGCCTTCCTTTTCCTAGCTCTTTCTTTCTTCTCTTCGAGAGCTTCCACTCTTTCCCTAGCATGACGAACAGAGGCTTTGGCAGAAAGAAGTTTCCTCTCTGTTACAGTAGGCTTACGGCCCTTAATTCTTTTGGTCTTACCTACGAAGGGTTTTCTGTGTTGCTTATAGAGATTATCCATCGTCTGATGGACAAAAGATTTGAGGAGTTTTTGTTGTAGCCACTCACAGGCTTCCCTAAGAGATGAACCTTGGTCAAGGTAATCGAAAGCTTGTTCGATGTAAGCAATCTGTTCTTCATCAGGGACAAGCTCAAGAGGATCATAAGGGTTAACTTTATATCCTGTTTTCACTTTCCCGTAGGGTAGCTTCCTTGTGAAGGAGGGCCATCTTTCTAGAGGCAGCATATTATTTTCAGTCATTAACACCTCATTAGAAAGATTATAATTATTTGAAGAATAATGGCCAACGGTCAAGAGGCAATAAACTCATGAAGAAATATAATCCTTTATACCTTTTTCAATTCTATTCAGAAGAACTTGAGGTTTAGCCCTAGGAAATTCTTCATCTGTAAGATTGAAAGCAAAAGCTGCACACTTATCTCCGATGACAAAGATACCTTTGAAGGTATTAACTACTTCACCATTGTAAGTAGAGTAAGTTCTTTCAAACCCAAAGTTCCTGAGTTCATATTCAGGGAAGAGTGCCTGAACATCTTCATACTTAAGGTCTTCACTCTTCATTTTCGTCTACCTGTTTAGGGGGCAAGATGAACATATTCTTTTCTTCTGAAACAACAATACCCTCTTCTTTGTAAACTCCACCTCTATCAAGAACTTCTTTAGCAGCAGAGATAACATTCTTGGCCCCCATCTGTGTAGGGTCATTCAAGACTCCGATAAGTCCAGAGGCAGCCTTAAGGGTATTAGTGGCAAGAAAATCTTTTGTTCTTTCTTGGATGTGTTTCTTTAATCTTTTGGTGATGGCGGATGTTGGTACTGACTTGGGAATCCCCGCCAGGTCCATGGCCTTCCTAATATCACCTTGTGCTTGATCTGTGAGGAAGTCCAAGAAGGCTCTGTCTTTTAGAGTAAGACCCTCTTCGTCCTTAACATCATCTTCAAGCTCTGTCTTAAACTCAGACATTGGGCACAGTTCTCCATTTAATAATACTTTAAGACCCTAAGGTACTGGCTAAGCGCACTCTGAAGGTTCAGGCAGTGATTGAAGCAAGTTGTCTTGAATGACCAACTTGAAGAGCCTCTAAAGGAACCAACCGAGAGTGTTAGAAGAAAAACAAAACCATAAGGTCAGGTTGGTGTGTATCAAGTTGCTAAAGGTATTCAACTTTTTAATCTATAGTTTAATTATACCATTTCTACAAAAGGTTGTCAAGTAAAAAGTTACACTTTTAAGTATATTTACAAGAAAAACTTAAGTATGTGCACTTAGGAGCAGTACCTTAGGTTAAGTATACCTAAAGTAATTTGACGTATTGTTAATTGGACTAGGTATTTTCCCTCCCCAATTAGACACCTAAGTATTTGAAAAATATGTCTTTTGTGTATATAACAATTAGTACCCCTCCCCTCGGCCCTGCCTAACCCCTGGTTTCAAGTAACTCGAAGTATATCTGGGGAGAGTGTAACTAAAGTGAATACACTTTTGTTATGAACAAGAAGAGATATACTTGAGGAAAGTAATGCGAATAATAACTTGAAGTATGAACTTGAAGAACTATACCTTAAGGAAACCTGGCGAGAATATATTGAAGTAAAGAATTACTTGAATAGAGGCAAAGCCCGTTTCACCTTTGGCGATTAACTTGAAGTA